AGTCTCTCAAGTGTATATAGAAGGTCGCTTAAAAACACGCAAATGGCAAGATAACAACGGTCAAGATAGATACACAACAGAAATACAAGGCGATGTTTTGCAAATGCTAGGAAGTCGCCAAAATGAGCAAAGCCAGCAAAATAAACCACAAGCCCAACCAAAACCAAATAAACCTGACCCATTAAGCGCAGCTGCAGAACAAGATGGGTTTAATGATATTCCCTTCTGAGGTACATGATAAGCCACTAACCAATAGTGGCTTTTTTATTATCTAAATTTTAGAGGCAAAAAATGGTCGAAGAAAACAAAGAAATTATAGCTTATAAAGGGTTTAAGCAAGACTGGACTTGTCGAGGTTATCAGTATGAGATAGGCAAAACGTATGAGCATAAAGGTGATGTTAAGGCTTATGAGAGTGGATTTCATGCCTGTGAATACCCTCTTGACGTGCTTAGCTATTACGGTCCAGCGGTAAGTAAATTTGCTGTAGTTAAAATGAGCGGCGAAACATCAAAAGATAGTGATGATACAAAAATTGCATCTGCAAAAATCACTATCGAAACCGAAATTAACTTACCGGAAATGGTAAAAAAAGCCGTTGAATGGATAAAAGGTAAAGTTGATTGGGATGCTGCCAAGGTGTCCAATACAGGCGATTGGTCGGCAGCAACCAATACAGGCTATCGGTCGGCAGCAACCAATACAGGCGATTGGTCGGTAGCAACCAATACAGGCTATCGGTCGGTAGCAACCAATACAGGTAATCGGTCTGTAGCAACCAATACAGGCGATTTGTCGGTAGCAACCAATACAGGCTATCGGTCGGTAGCAACCAATACAGGCTATCGGTCTGTAGCGGAAGTATCTGGCGAGCAATCTATAGCTGTTTCGCTTGGTTGGCAATCTAAAGCTAAGGCGAGTATCGATGGTGCGATTGTTTGTGTGTATCGCAATGATGATGGAGAGCTAATTCATATTAAAGCATCAAAGGTCGGTGAAAATAACATCAAAGCTGATACTTGGTACACGTTAGATGAATTTGGTGAGTTTATTGAGGTTAAAGACGACTAAAAAACCATATAGAGAACCTATCTATGGTAGTGATAGAGTCGTGATTGAAGAACACTACTACGAAGATGATGCTTAAAATCTGCCGCTATTAATTAGCGGCTTTTTATTTATGAGGAATAATAAAAATGTACTGGTTCAGAAATGCAATTATTTACCAATTAACAAAACAAATAGACTTTGAGAGTATCGAAAAACAACTCAAAGAATGTGAGTTTACTCCGTGCGAATCGGCAGACGTTAGCCATTTCGGTTGGTCTGCTCCGCTCGCCACCAGCGAAAACTTAGCTCATCAAGCGAACGGAAAAATCTTACTTGTAGCTAAACGTGAAGAAAAGATTTTACCAACAGAAGTTGTAAATCGTGAACTCAATAAACGAATCACTGCACTTGAAGAAAAAGAACAGCGAAAATTAAAGAAAGTAGAACGATCATCTTTAAAAGATGATGTGATAGCCACCCTACTTCCGCAAGCGTTTTCTCGTATCAAAACGACCGCACTTTACATCGATACGGTAAAACAACTAATTTTTGTCGATGCAGCATCAAGTAAAACCTCCGAAGATGCTCTCGCACTTTTGCGTAAATCGCTCGGTAGCTTGCCAGTAGTACCGTTAGCGTTTAATCGTGCTCCATGCGAAGTGATGACAAAATGGGTTACAGATACCGCGCCAGATTGGCTCATCTTGCGCGAAGAATTGGAGATTCGAGAAAGAGAAGATCTTGGAGTTATTCACTGCAAGCAAAAAGATATTGAAGATGAAGAAATAATCGAGCTTGCAAAAAATGGCTCAGTATCAAAACTTGCGCTTGAGTGGGAAGACAACCTTAAATTTATCTTAGTTGAAGACGGTACGCTGAAACGATTGAAGTTTGACGACAATATCACCGAGAAGAACGATGACATTGTAAAAGAAAATGTGACAGCTCGTTTTGATGCAGACTTTGTCTTAATGGCGAGCGTGCTTGGCAAAACAGTGGATAGCCTAATAAAAGAATTTGGTGGGCTCAAGGATAGATTATGAGATTACTTAAACGGCTAGCTGAAAAAGTCCTAATGGAAGATCTTAGTCGATTAGATAAACATATTGATAAATCTATCGAACTCCATGAGTTGGAGCTACGAAAATTGGGTGAATTAATTAAAAGTCTGAAAGCTGAGAATGATCAACTAAAACAGGAAAATACGATGCTTGAAACTGAGCTTAGAGCAATAAAACAAGAACGTATTTTAAGTAAACTTAAAAAGAAAAGAAAACGTAAATGAATGAAATTAACATTAATATCCCCTACTCAAGATTTGTAGATATTTTCTGCTGCTATTTTTATGTGCGCATGAATAGCGGTGACCCATCAGCTGTTACTCGAGCGTTAGATGACGCTAAATACAATTGGCTTATGTTTGGGTCTGAGTTACGAAATGACATTATCCGAATGGCGGAATCGGCATACTATCCTGCGGTAGTTAATAACTATGTAAATAATTTTGTTGAGTGGGCCAAAAGTCAATTTAATGCACCGCAAGATTACAATACGGCACGTCCGCTTGTTGATGTTTTACCGGTGGTAAATTACAAAAAACGGGGTGCTTAATGGTTGTTTGGGCTTTATTTGATAGTGGCAATGGTTGCTATACGCAAGGTGCGGAGCTATTTAATCAGTCGATCAGTCGGTCAGTCAAAATATACCCTATCGGTATGGATATTGAGTGTAAAAACAATCACTTTATCAATCTTAATCTGGCTGATTATGGTCGTATGTTTGGCGATAACAAGCTATTTGATGAGCTTGATAAACTGCCTAAACCTGATTTGATTATAGCTAGTCCACCTTGTGAGAGTTGGTCAGTAGCTAGTGCGATGTGGGGAGGTAATGCAAGCTGGAAACAGGAAACGGGGGCAGTAAATCGTGAGTTATCAAAATTCACAGTTAGAAGTCGTGCAGATTATGATTTACCGCACGTCCAATTTAAATATGACCGCTCTTTCCTGAACCGCATTAATGGTGAGCTTTGTATATACAATACAATCGAGATTATCAAACGATATAAGCCTAAAGTTTATGTAATAGAAAATCCGGCAAGCAGTAAGATTTGGCATTATGTAAATGACATTCTCAATTTTCAGATTCCGTTTGATAATTTGGCACACTATAACTTGTATAACTACCCTTTGCGTAAACCAACAAGATTTAAGAGCAATATTAATCTTGGATTACGAAACAATCATAAATCAAAGCCTCAGCAACAATGGGAGGATTTTTCAAAATCATACAATGAAAGATCGAACATTCCACTTGAATTAATAGTGGATATATACAAAGCAGTAAATCAATATTTAACAAACCCAATAGGCGTTCCAAGTGAGCGCCTTTTGTTTTAATGGAGAACTGAACCATGAACAAATGTTTACAAATTAGCAAATTTGAAAGTATCACCCTCGAATTATGGCAATTTAATGATGATTACGAAGTGCATCTAAATCTCCCTGGCCACAGAATAGAAATGATGACAAATTCTAAAAATGATGCCATTGAAAAATACAATAATGCAGAGAGTGCATTGCAGACTCTTAGAGATATATTTTAATAGGGAGATGAAATGGATAAATTTATAGGTTGGCTAGTCTATGTATTGACTGGAGCTTTTATCATTATTATGGCTGGAGCTGGAATAGGATTATTTCTTGGTGTTGCGTGGAAAATTATTCGATTGGTGGTGTGATATGAGCAAATGGATTAAGTGTTCGGAGAGATTGCCTAAACCAAATACAAGAGTATTGATTTGCAACCGAGACAAAGAAATTAGGTGCGCTTTATATCAAGAATTAATTGGGTTTGGTTACATCCCTCTTTATGGCGAAATTACCTACTGGCAACCATTACCACAACCACCGGAGGAATAAATTATGCCAAATTGGTGTGTAGGAGATTTAAAAATTAGAGGCGAATCCGCTGATATAACGCATTTTTTAACAGAGTGCATCGAAGGTTGCGAGTGT